CGATGTAAGCAAACGCATGAACAACGATCTGCCCACCTGTACCCCCTGACGGATCAACAAACCATCTTCCATTGATATGTTCGATGCGGTAGAGACCCGCACCGTAACTATCCTCCTCTGAGTTGTATATCGTTCTTGTCTCTCCGCTGTCAAGAATCCATCCTGTAAATTGGTCGACTTCGAAGATTCTCTGGGAAGCAACAGATGATGGAATCCATACGTCGGATGCTGGAACCCGGAACGCTGCACTAATCCCAAACGGGAGATATGCGAACTGATGATGGAACGTGTAGAGGACTTGTAGTTCCCTGCTGAAGTCGGGGAACTCCTGGCCCACGTCAATTGACTTCACCAGAGTCTTGTAAACACCATCCGTTACATCATGGTAATACTCGATCAGATGCGCATCGGGACATGGTTCGAACGGGATCACTCCGAAGTAGACTGCATTATTCTTTTTGTCATTCGGGAATGACTCAAAGAACAGATCGGATATCTGGTTCCCAAGTGATTGAAGTTGAGCTGAGTAGGTTACTGCACCAGTATGATTTGGGTCGTAGATGTTGTAGACAAAGATGTCTTTGGTTACATCCGGGAGAACTGGTTCTGATCCAGCGTAGTTGAACGTAAACTCCAAATGATTGTTGACGATACTATTGTCGAGTTGTCGGAACTTAACCCTATTTCTCTTTGGGAGATCGCAGATATCAGATGCCTGATTCTGTTGTTCCCCAAGACGCCTTGCAACATTGGAGTTAACCAGTGAACTGTTGATACCACTGGTGTAACTATTCTTGAATACCGAGAACCCCTGCTCTGTCTTGTAGAGACCATGAGATAAGAGATTCAGCACATCGTTCATCAAATCGTATGATGACCCAGAGTTCGGGATCTGCGCATCCCTGATCATGATGTTGGGATAGTCTTGTGTCCCTTGTAAGACCGGCGTTGCATAGATGTTCGAGTCGAACCATAAGTCCTGTATTGCATCTTCAATAGTTGTTGCCGCTGATGGATCAGGTGCAAACTTTGGATGTGGAGGAAAGACATCGTAGTCCAGCCGGCGCTCACTTTTCTGGGAAAGAAACCTATAGTCCACCAGCTTGACGAGTATCGCATCATTGGCTCCATCAGTAGGCCATAAACTCTTGGTACTTTCCATCAGAAGATTACTAATGGTCACCGTCTGATGACCGTCAGTGATCGTTACCGTGATGTCATTCTTATCGGAGAGTGTGTCCGCATCGGCGCGGGACATAAGAAAGTTACCGAACCCGTAATCCCTTCCGCCCATGTTACGGAAACCATTGATGTGCAACCCGCTGGCAATGATTGCCTCAATGATGTCTTCGTCTTCGGGGATGTAGCAGTAAATGTCGTTGACTTTTACATAGACGACATCATTCGGCGTGGGAGGCATTACACTGATTCTCCATAGAGAGTTAGTGTAAAGTTAACAGATATTGCGCGCGCGCTATTGTTATTAAATAAGAGAGAGTAAGCGCTATATATATATAATATATCATATATATATAGGTTCACCTTTTGCGGCAGCAGTGCCTTGAAAATAACAACCAAGTCGAACACTGTCAAGCCCCCATCTAAAAATAATTATGCCGCAACTGAAAGTTTTCGTTTCCCTTTGTCCTCCAAGGACTGCTGACGGTCTTCATCGGATATCTGCTTGGGTGCCTTTCCGGTTTCCGGGTCAGGCTGATTCTGTTGTTCTTGCTGCTTGAGCATGGATTGATCTTCGTCGTCGTACTCCATGTTAGCAGGGTCAGAATCGAGGGGGTGAGCCAAGACTTTGAAGGTGTCGTAGGGTAGGAGGCCCAATGCGGCGTTGATTTGCACGCTAGGACGAGCGATCTGCTCTACAAAGTCATATATCAGCCAGTTAAGCTCTTCCTGCAAAATAGAGTAGAATGCGGTCTCAGGAATGGCTCTCCCCGTAGATGACCCAAACCCCTCATTTCCGCTAGATTCAATCACCTCATAAGGGATACCCATTGCTTCGAGGATCTCGATTCGGAGGGAGTCGCCGTAATCGAATAGTCCTGCGGGGATGGTATTGCCTTTTGGATCGATATACTCCCATTTGCGGTTCCCCCTGTTGTCCATGTCCCCAGGGAGGGCCATAACGGCCCCTGTACGCATCTTTTCTACAATTTCCTGTGCTATGTCCTGATAAGCGATGATGCGTCCTTCAGGCGTTTTAGCGTGTCCTTGGGGGTGATAGATCGTCCCACCAGCGAAGCAGTTCTTGTAGAACCACATCCTCCTGATGTCCCGATACCCACCCTCTGACCACATCTCATTCCAGGGGATGTGAGCGCCGACCAGTCTACTACGCCCATAATGAGGGTGCAGATGTCTCCAATGGACGTGATGAAATGCCTTTGGACCTCCGAGATATACCGCTTTCCCAGGTTCCATTTGTACGGTCTGAAAGTTATCCACCAAGATCCCTGATCGTTTACCGTGCTTGGTTACAATCTTGACTGATGGGGATTCGAAATCCTTCAGACCGCTATATGTGATCCGTCCAGTTTTCTCGTCACGCTTGTAAAGGACTTCGTTGCCGGAGTATCCCCACTCGACTGCCTTGAGCGCTTGTACTGCGCCATTGAGCCAGAACTCGTTGATCAGGTCGACGACATGTTCTTTGACTTCCGAATTTTCGGAGTCGACCATGAACTTAGCTTTGGAGAGCATTGGTCCCTTGATCAGCCAGAGTCCGAATGTGACTCTTGGGTCGATCAGCATTTCACGTATGGTGAACTGGGTGAACAGGGGACGGTTGCGATTGAACAACCAGTAACCGGAATACGCATTGGGGATGTACTCTGTTACGTGGGTACGTAGGAGTTCATTTGGATCAACGTAGGTTTGTGCGCTCATTTGATTCGATCCTTTTTACTGTCCTGTAAGATGAAGTGGGACTTCGCCTTGTCTGCCAAGTCCCGGTCTTCAGTTATTGTGTAGACCAGATCATAAACCCTGTCCTGATTCAACGGTGATTGAATCTGTCTTTCGTTATATTCCTGTCGTGCTTTGATCTTGTCCCGTTGGCTATACAGGATGTGCAGCAGATTGGGAGTCTTCAATGAGTCAGGAATAATCTGAACTCCCAGTTCTGCTACGAGATCAGTTAACCATCTGTACTTTTTTTTTGCTCTGCAAACTTGAAGAAGATCACGTTTGCCATTCTGTAAGCTGCGACTTCGTTGACCTGTACGTTGTACTTGCGGGTCAGGGCCGAAGCGAACAGTGGCATGTAATCTCCATCTTCCTTTGTCTCTCCCTGTGCTACGAGCGCCATCCGGTGGAGAGTGCATACGTGTCCTTCGACTTCACCGATAAGTGATCCGTCATCACCCCTGATCTTGAATACAAGGATGTCATCATCACTTTCGATATCGAAGATGTTGTCGGCATCAATCTTCCCGTTTGTTATCTTTGGTTTCGCAGGTTGTTTCCGTCGCACTGGTTTCTTTCTTCGCACTGGTTTCTTTTTCATCTTAGACTCCTAGAAATTATTGATAGTATCCTGGTTCTCCAGTTCCCTCTTTACCTCGACCTTCAAGGTCGCCTTCGGGAGTTCCAAGAATTGCATAAGTGATCTCCCATGTGGTAACAATCACAGGGCAGTTTCCGAAGGACGACATAACTCTTGAGCTGAAGTGACTCTGGTTGTCAAGTTGTTTCACTTTCTTCCCACCAATCACATCATGCTGAGGTGGGTTAGTTGGATACCCAAGACGGATTGCGTATCCTTTCATTGTGATTGTGAAGTCATCGTTTCCGAAGTCCTGTTCGAAAAAGTCAGCTCCAGATATATCCTGATTGTGCCGCTGGTCAAGTTCGACAGAAGTTTTCTTTGTATCAGGGTTGTAATATCCACGTCTGACTTGATCCTTGTTCCTGTATCGGTTGAATACTTTTCTTCCTTCCTTGGTGTTAACGTAGTAGGCATTCTGCATGTCAATCCATGACTGATCCTCTGGAGGACAATCGTTGTCGAACACCCCGACAATGTATATGGGCTCTCTGAAGGCTCTTGATGATTGGGGTATGTTATATTCGACGCTTGCACTACAAGAGGTTTTTGGGTTCTCGCTATTAGAGTTCCCTTCTTCCAACAGCGGGTATGCGCCGTCCGGGTTCTGTGCATTGTTCCGTATGTCGGTAGTCCATAACAACCATGACGTGTTGGAAGTTACAGGTTTGAACATTCCGGCAGCACGAATCGCATCTTTAATTGCATCTACTGTGGATACCCATTTCACAGAGAATGAGACTTCGTTTGCAAACATGCTCTCCCGTATTTCAAGGGAAAGAATAATTGGAATCTTGTATTCAGTTATTAACTCTCCTAATATCCATCTTGTAATCGGATCTGGAATACCCTGATTGATTCTCTCCGATGCGATGTAACCGAAGATTGCCCATGCCTGAACCTTTGGTACTTCGGGTCTTAGTTTGATGGTACAATCCATTGTATTCGTCCACCGTTTGAACCCGACCGCAAATGGATCTCCCGCAAGAAGTTTCGAACCCATTGCATGATTGCATTCAATATCGACAACACCGGAAGGGTAGACGTTATCCGATTCAATTTCGGTGTATGTCAAGGTAAACTCGCAGGATAGATCATCAGGGGAGAAAACATAGTCTTGCTCCAAGTGATAACCAGCCATTGATTCTGGTCCGAGGAGTCTGTAGACGAATCCTCTGAAACCCTTTGATATTCCCCCCGTACCAGGTTTTGCTCTCTTCTCTATGTATCCTTTACGGGTTAGCGTTTGGTAACCACTCTTATTTATCTTGATGCTTGACGTTACCCAGAACTCAGTTATAGAGTGATAAGAACCACCACCTTCTATGCACTCAGCCTGTCTTGCTGTTATTGCCCACACAACTCTTGCTGCTTTGAATCCTCCCATTGTTTCGTACAGTAGTATTTGTGGTTTCGGTCCCCAATCAACAGTATGGTTGTTCGGTGTTGTGTTGAACTGAAATAGTTTTCCGAATCCCCTGTCCCTGAACTGGAGAGGCTTACCCGATTGGAGAAGGGATGTTCTTATCAGTTCAAGAGGGTTGTCGGTTGAGGGTCGAGCTTCAGCTATCAGATCGAAGGAAGTTGGATAGACGATTGCTTCAATTTCGATCTGGTACTCGATGTACTTGACTGTGGTTCCCTGATTGTTGTAAATCGGAACTGCCCGTACTGTTGATTTCAGGATGTCATCAATGGTTATCCCGTTGTAGGTAACAGTGGATACGGTGTTTACTATTCCCATTAGAACAACACCTCAACTTTTCTGTTCTTTGCTGGTCCTTGGAATAGTGGGTTACCCATAAACTCATACAACTGGTTCATGATGTCAGCATTAGCTGCTGAATCTACATCCCCTGCGGTTAAGTACCGTCGCAATGCTGCCCCAAGTGGTGGGATTATCTTTTCGATTCCAGCTGCCAGCATCAACCATCCTTCATGAGCTATACGTTGGATTTCGTTATTGACTGACAGTAATCCTTCAACAGTTTTGATCAGGGGGTAAAGGATGTCAGAGAGCAACTTCAAAATGGATGCGATGCTTCTTTTGATGTCATTCCATGCTGTCAGTCCTTCCTTGAATAGTCCCAACCAGGGACCAGTGGAGATATCTTTGAGATTCTCATTGATCAATCTTCCTCGACCTCTCTCTCTTTCGATGTCAGCAAGTGATTTTCCAAATTCATTACTTCGTTGCAACATCCTTGAAAACATCTTCAGGTCATTTTCAATCTGTGCGTATAACAGTGGTCCGGGGATGTTATCTAAAGTCTTTGCAAATTTTTGAGCTCTGGAATCGAGTATTCGAAATGCAGCTGCGACTGCTATTGTTGCGACAGTCAGAGTTCCAAGAACTCCTAACAGGATTGAAAGTGTGGTTGTGCCTGCTGCTGCTGCGCCGCCTCCACCTGCTGCAATCAGACCACCACCTCCACCTGCTGGCGACCGTCGTCGTGGCACCACTGTTTCGAGTGCTGTCCTGGTTCTCGATGCTTTAGTATTCAAAGTCATCGAACCAGCGCGCATCGGATTCGTAGGAAATAAAGGCGCAGCGGGAATGTCAACTGATCGGGTTGAACTTGCTGCCTTGGCAGCGCTCCTTACAAACTTTGCGTCAACTGGATCTGATCCTTTTCCCCCACCACCGAACAACCCTTTGAACAGTCCCCCCAACTTGGAGAATATTGATCCGATACCTTTTGTGATTCCTGTTACCAGTCCTGATCCGAATCCCAACATAGCTGACAGTGGACTCTTCTTTCCACCTCCACCTGATGGTGATGGTTGTCCTCCACCTCCTGATCCGCCAGCGCCGCCACCAACAGCCTCTCCTCCTGCGGTTGCAAATGCGAATTGTATTGGACGCTTGTTGACCAGTGATTGAATGAAGTCAACGGCATGATTTATTCTGCGTCCGAGGTGCGCACGATTGAATGCACCAAGCATGTCATTGATGAACTTGCGACGTATAGTCGTGCTTCTCTTGTCGGATTGGATTTCATCCTTGACTGCTTTTTCAGCTTCCAGTTGTCTGTTCTTCTCCTCCTTATTCAATCCCTTCTCGAACTGCTTCTGTTCCCGTTCTGATCTCCTTCGGTCCCTGTCCGCACGATCCAGGTCGGATTGTTTTGATTTCCTTCGTTGTCGTTCCTGCGCCTCCTGAGCACGTTCCTCTCTTGCCTGTGCTCTGCGTTCAGAGTTAACACGACGCGCAGCACGTTCCTGCGCCTCTTGGCGTTTTGTTTCGTCGTCACCTTTGACTACCTTGTCACCTGTGCCAACTATCTCGATTTCGATGCGTTCAGACATCAGGTTGGGTTAGCTAATGGAGAAGAACCTGTACTCTTCATTCGCAGATATCTCGGTGAGGAATACCTGGAACCGAATCGGGATCATCCTGACGTTGTTGTCAAGGTTTATCCGTGACGAGACTTCAGGGGCAATGATTGCGTTGGGAAATGTGATTGTCGCGTTGTCAGTGCCAGCCGGAGAACAGGTTGATGCTGTAAGAGCAAGTTCCTGTGCGAACCCGTTATTTACAGCGAATTGGCCCGTACAATCAACTACACCAAATGTTCCAACTGCGGGAGCTGTTACCCAAGGCCAGAGTGCGGCGTAGAGACCAGCAGCTTTCCACTCCTTGAGTACCGTCTCAACGAACACCTCCGCACCACGATACACCATGTCAACGATGTTGTCGGAGTATTCTTCGAATTGAACTACGTTACCCTTTTGGGACACTTCCCAAAACCATCCTTCATCTGTTCTTCCTAGAGGCTGGCCTCCATAAACTGCGTTGTAATGACCAGCAGTTGCAGCATGAATAGTCATTAGTAACTCCTTAGATTACCTGTTTCGTAAATAAACAGGCCCGTCGCAGGTTAGTCTATGAGTTCGAGTTCCACCACCTTATCACCTTTACCTAATGCTTCAAGACACTCCGGGTTAGTCACCGATGGAACGTATGATGACTTGGAGATATTGATTCCTGTCTTTATCGCCTTCGCCCATGCAAGTTTACCTGATTCAGTGGCGAATTTGAAATAGAATGTCTGTCCCTGAAATTTTACTTTGTAATCGCTTTCTACCTTGGTACATGGCAGTACATGGTAGGTTCTCACCAGTTCGGTAGCATCGTCAGGGATCTCCATTGTCTCCGTATCAATGACGTAGATGATCTCAGGGTCACTCTTAATACGGTATAGTCTTTCCAAGTTAACCTTCCTCTGGTGGACAGATGTCATCCGCAAGAACTGTCTGCTTCAACAGGTTACCAAAGTTAAGTGTAAGTGATACTCCTGTAAGTCCGTCACGGGTATCTCTGGGAGGAGAAACCCCATGCGTCCCGTGGAACCATTCCTCTTCCCTGAATTCAAGTTTGGGTGAGCGGTTGAGAAGGACCAGTGGGTGCATGAATATCTGATGATCAACGAATGTGTTGAGTACAAGATCGTTGAGTTCCAAACGGCTGTTAAGCCACTGAATGACACTCCAACGATTCTGGATTGCATAGAGTGTACGTTCTGCTACCGCTGCGATTCCTGTAAGGTTGGTGAGGTAGATGGAGGGACTGATGCGGTCGTAGGGAACTGCTTTGAGTCGTTCAGTGATTGTGATGCTGACTCCCCATATCTCCTCATGGTATCCATCGTCGGTGTTGAGTCGTGATTGGACTTCACGAATGAATACAGATGCAAATCTGTCTCCCATCATCGGATCGGGTTGACCGTCAGGCATTGCTTTGCAGTTGTCGGTGTTCCAGTCATCTGGGAGACGATCGTGGATGTACTCAGTAACCCCGGATAGAACTGCAATGTCACTCATAATACCCTGTCCTTGATATGATTGATGACTTCCGACATTGCTTTCTCGGTTGCTATACGCACCCAGGGTTCGTAGTTATCAGGAATTACAGGACGTGACTTGTTGTGGTACTTGGCATACTCAACGAGTGTACCAATCTCCAGCTTGTTGCCAGTCTGTTTGTAGAGTTGGTTCTTCTTTGGTCTGTATCCTCTGTTGCTGTTGATGGACGGTTCAAGAGAATCGAAGATCCTGTCAGTGATGCGCATGATCAATACGTTACGATCGCCCAAAACATCGAGTCGTGTTCTAGCCCCCATCTTCTTGACGTGCGCCCATGCTATCTTGGCAGCAATCACTTGTGCCTGTGAGTAATTTATCTTGAGCATTAGTTGAGATAAGACTGATGAATACTTTCTTCTCCACTCCGCATCTTCTTCTGGGGATAGGAGCCCCCTCTTGCGGTCCTTGAATGACGTCCCTGATTGCTTCTTGGTAAGGCCGAACTGGCTTAGTTGTTTTGTTCCGATTGGACGTTGGGCAATAGTGGATCGGGCCAATGGTTTGAATGTGTTACCAAGGTCATCTGCTCCACCTTCCGAGCGTGCCTTGTATGATTTGTGAATCAATGTAAATAGCTCGACAGTGAGTGAGGTCCAGAATACCCTTCCGATTCCATGAATGTCCTTTAGTTCACCTGTGATGTAACCGCCGATACTTGCGAACACACGCTTGATGAAATACTCAGGTCTCTTGGTTCGGAGTTTAGCCATTTACACCCAGCCCCAAAACCAACCCAACCCTATGCTCTGTCCAGCGTATGTTCCACCAACACTGATCGTTGGACGCACTCTCAACTTCTCAACACCGAATCGTTCATCAACGATCAGGTTAGACATGGATGGGTAGGAATGTTCACGGAGAGGGATGTCGATGTGAGGGGGGAGTTCCCCGGTTGCCATTGCATCGAGTTCTCTCAACGCTTCGGTGAACATCTCCTCGAAGTAATGTTCATTGCCTCTGCGCTTGGATATGTAATGTGCTGCAATCCATGTAGTGCGGGAACAAATCCATCTGCTGTTGGGCATCTCCAACGGGTCGAAGTACCTGCTGATCCTGACAACAACTGTTTGTTCCGCATCCCTGATGAACTGATTGATTACGAGTTCTTTTTCTGTGAGTCCGTTGGATACGATAATCGTATCGTTGAGGTCATCTAAGATGTTGGTTAATCCAAGTTGAGCGTAGAGACCTTCGATCAGTTGTTGGGTGGTGAATCCATAGACCGGGACGTAGGTTGTGTAGGAACCCGCACCTCCAACAATCGCCACACCATCATTATAAATGGGCATTAGGTTCCTCCGGCAAGTACAACTGGATTCGGGAATTCTTCGACATCACTTTTTCTCCAGAGATAGTAATTACCTTCGTCTAGGAAGAAGGTAACAACTCCAAATGAGTCGGTGACCAGTGTCCCTGCTATTACGTTGTCTCCGTCTGAGTCAGTGGATACCCAACACTCGACCCCTGATACCGGGTCACCAGATCCAATGTCATTGACTGTTACGATAGTTTCCAGTGCTCCTGGTCCCACGATTAACCCTCCTGTTCCAAGGCTTGCGATATCCTGCGCAATGGTTGCTACAGGTGTCCCAAGGGTTGCGATAATAGCTGTGACGTCGGATTGAATTCCAGTGACATCAGCTTTGAATACATCTTCGTTGGTGGTGTCAGTGAAGTAGGTGTAGATTGTTGCTGCATCATCACCACCACCACCTGTGACTGCGTTAGCATCTACTTCACCAGGGTTAGTAAATATGAACTGGTCAGTGGTAGTTTTAATACCGTCAATTTTAACTTCGTTGGCATCAATCTCGACAATGATTGCTGCCTGAGCATCCGTTACGTTGGTTGGAGTTGCGAAACCAGTGGCCGTTGCCCAATCTCCCTGGCTCAACTGCAATTCGTTGGTATCTGCCACAATAGCTATTAGTTGTGTGCTGTTGGCATCCATTTCAATTCGCACTTCCTCTGCTGTCAGTCCAACACCTGCAACACCAACATCGTTGACTGTCTTAGCGGGGGTGGCAACATTGAAGAAGTATTCGAATGCGGCAGCAATCTGTGATCCTGTACCAAGAATCGCAGTCCCATTGATCTCAGTTAGATTGACTCCTGCTGTCAGTGTATCTAGATCGACTTGAGCAACATCAATCAGTGCGTCAGTTGTCGTATGTAATCCTGCTGCGGTTCCTGCGGCATCTGGAACTACAGTGTTGTAACTTGCCGCAACAAGTGTTCTTGCTTCAAACTCAGCAACCGTTGGGATGTCTGCGAGTTGGGTGTCCAGGTTTGCGGCAGCTAATCCTACTGCTGATCGAACACCTGCTGCGTCCAACCCTCCAGCACCACTTAACGCATTTGAATCCACTTGGTTTGCTACTGTGAAAACAAATTGATCGGTCTTGGTCTTGATACCGTCAATCTTGCCTTCGTTCGTGCCTACCCCTGCAAGGATGTCAGAGACAGTTTTTCCAGCCTGTACGCCGGTATAGGAACTGATGTCTGTGAGCCACGGGTCACCAGCCGAACCTTGGAAATCATTGTAGCTCGCCAGTACGAATGAAGCGCCTACTCCACCGTGAGGTCCATTAGCCAATGTTACAACTCCAGACACGTTTCCGTCTACATTGCCAGAAACAGTTGTGATTGTTCCACCCGTAATATTGGTTGGAGTTGCGTAAGATGCTGATACTAATGTTCTTGCTTCAAATTCTGATGTGCTTGGAACGTCCGCAAGTACATTACCTGCAAGTGTTACCCCTACTCCAGTAGTTGAAATGTCGAAGTCCCAAACTTCTTGAGCAGTCAATGCAGCACCAGCAACACCGACGTCATTAACAGTCTTGGCAGGAGCAGCAACGTTAAAGAAGTATTCAAATGCCGCTGCAACCTGGGAGCCTGTTCCAAGAATTGCAGTGCCGTTGATGTCTGTTAGATTCACCCCTGCGGTCAATGTATCAAGGTCAGTTTGAGCAGCATCCAACGCAGTTGATGTTGCACGAGACGAGACAGCGGCATTGAGATTAGCAACGACAAGTGATCCAACACTGCCGACCCCAACGAGTGAGGCTGTTGCAATACCCCAGACTCCTGATGCTGTAAGTGTTGAAGTTAACCATTGTCCTTGATTAGCTTGCAAGTCTGCTGTATCGGCTAAGATGTCGGATATAGTTTTCCCTGCTTGTACTCCCGTGTATGTGCTGAGGTCTTCTGTCCACATTGCTGTAACAAAGTCAGCTACCGAAGAGGCCCATGATGGTTCGGGTATCGCAGATAATCCAATACCAGCCGCACCTGTGTTATCGTAGATGGATTCCAGTGAGTTTGTAGCGTCCCACGTTGTACCCTTAATGTCTGTCAGGTGAGTTATGATCGTATCTTGTTTCGCTTCTGTTGCGTCTCCACCAGCGGCAATGGCCTCGACAAATTCTCCGTAAGAACCGACATCACCATAAGTCACAGTCGCAGCGTTCCAAATCGCATCGGCAAGCACCGCATCACTCGTTGTGTCGGCAAGAGCAACCGCCGTTAGTCCAACACCTGCCGCTCCAACTGTCGCAATCAGAGCGTCAAGTTTCGTTTCGGTTATCACGCTGTCAACGGTTCCATTGACATTGCCACTTACGGTTCCTGCAACCGTTACAGTGCCAATCGTTGTGTTTGTAAGCGTCACGAAGCTGCCTTGACCTTCCACATTTGCGAAGTCAATTCCTGCTGCCCCCGTTGCTGTAACGTCGAGTGTTCGACCAGCGACCGTAGGTTGCAGATAATTTGCCGCGACTATGGTCCTAGCCTGAAATTCAGCAGTGCTAGGGACATCAGCAAGTACATTACCAGCTAGCGTTGCACCAACACCTGTTCCCGTTAAATCAAAATCCCAAATCTGTTGTACGGTCGGTGCCAATCCACCTGTTGGTGCTAGTTCAAGTGCGTTTGCCGTGAACTGTGAAACGCCTGCGTCATCGCCAATAATCTCATTAAGTAATGCCGTTGCTACACCGGGCTTGATGGCAGGATCATAATCAACTGCAAGCAAGTGATCCAAATGGATATCCGCCAGTGCTGTATCAACTTCCGTATTAACTTGGGCCGTGGTAACTGTCGAGCACCCAAACGCGGTCAAGGCGTCGGTTACTTCACTTTCAACTTCAACGTCCCATGCCGCATTCCATGGGATTGCTGTAAGGTTGTCACCGCCAGTTCCAATTTGTGCCTGTACGGTCGTCAAGTACAAACCAAATGTTCCAGCAGTAATGTGCCCTGCGCCAGTTTCGTCCCAGATAGCGTCAACGCCAGCAGCAGACAAGGCGTAACCTGTCTTGTCGTTGACCGTGGTTACATTCGTGGCTGTGGTGATCGTGCCTGTGATATTTGCCGTCTGGTTGCCGAGTCCGGTTGTTGCAGTTAGCGAATAACCTGTTTTCCCGACGTTCCAATCACCTTTTCCGTTTAGACTTGATGCCGCGAATTTTTCCGCTGTAAATGCTCCATCAGTTATTCCTGCTGTAGTGATCCAGTTAGCAGGAATGGACGGAAGATTGGTAAGGTTCGTTACTGTTCCGACGTTAGCAATAGCACCAGCAAGCGTATTTATTTCACCAGTGCCAGTTCCGTCTTTGATCGTGGTCACTGGATAACCAGCTGTATCCGGTGTTGCAACTGCTGTTCCGTTCCATTCAACAACATTAACAGCAGGTGCCCCCAACTCAACTCGCATGTGTTCAACGAAACATGCAGTGGCACTAGCTGTAAGAATGACTTCATTGGAGCCGGAAAACGCAGCGTCCGGCCAATCTATTCGATATAGCCCCGGTTGATTCGTTGCGTCAACTTCCGCAACACCCCAATCGGTATGACTTCCAGTCGGTGTTAAAGTAACTTCTGTGCCTGTACTTGAACTGCCTCGATATGTGCAATATGCCAAAGAAAAACTGGTGTACGTCAATCCCGTTTTTGACGTTCCATCTGCTGCAAGACGCATTACAAAATAGGTTGTCACATCAGCTGAGCCACTAGGTAATGCCATTACAAACCTCCTCTAAGAACTTGCATTCCGCCAACCATGCTTTGACGGGTAATCGGAATATACGTTGGTCCTGCTGCTGCTTCATCCCATGTTGCTACTATCCCCGTATTAGCGAAACCAGAACCAGTAAGGGTAACAGTGTATGTTTTATTAGTCTGTGCCGAGCTTTCTACTCCGTGACACAGACAGGTATCAAAAACGCTATTATCGTATTCTTGTACTTCCGTGAGCGGCGATGTTTGACCGCTCATGGTTTTTGATGATCGTGCATGGGAAAAACATGCGACAACCAGCCCATTAGCAGAACAATCTATATTAGTCACCGGAATTGTCGTGCTAGTTGCCGTGGTATTTTTCCCACTGTCGGTTGGCGTTCCACCAGCACAGCCTGTGAACAACATCGGGCCTATCATCCAACCAGTATCTCCACCCGTTATGGCAACCGTCACTGTTCCATTGGATGATCCTAGCCCAGTTTCGTCGATGTACCACAGTTCCTGATGATTACCCGGAATACTCACGTTTGTCCCTTTGTCTACTATCGTGCAATTTTTCCCATCAACTGTGACCGCTGTAATTGGGTCAGTGGTAGTTTCATCTGCAATAAACACCGCAACCAAACGATCCGTCCCTGCCGTGCCAATATCGAACGATACCGATGTGCCGTTGGCCAGAGATGATCTAACGTAAGCAATTGCCATTGTATTTCCTTACGCCAAGGCGATTGTTCCAGCAGATAGAAGTTCAATCTGCACGTCAATGATTGTCGTTGAAGTGGCAATGCCCAGCTTGACGGCAAAATCACCTGGTCCCAAATCGGAAAACAAACAAATCCCGCCAGTTGGCGCTAAGTAATACGTCTGTCCTGCGACAACTGTTGCACCAATCGTCATCAATCCTTTGGTGAGAATTAAACCGATTGAAGTGTCGACACCACCGCATAACGTAATGCCCGCAACAAGCGAACTAACCGTCAAATCCGCATCCGCTGCGATTAGTTTTGAACTTGCTGTTAAGTCACGATACACCGGGACACCCCGGCCAACCGTTGCGCCCATTGTTACAAGTTCCATTAAATTGACTAATGAAGCTGGTGCAACATTCGGTTCGGTTATTGAGAGAATTGCCATATTTAATACCCCACAAATGATCTTGATTTTTGGAACGCAACGCACTCGGAAATTGAATTGAAATGCACTATTTGAATTGCAGACATTTCCCAAGTTAATGCTACGTCACCTTTATTTGTAAATTCGATATTCGGTACGGACGAAGCATTTCCATGATGCCCAACAATAGCGTATGTATGCCATTCAGGTGTCAGTGTGACGCTGCGACCATTGAAGAAACAGTGTGTTGTCGGTAATGCTGCAACACCGACTTCCCCCGTATCGTCCGAGCGGATTGCGAATGTCAAGATGTATAAATCACCCAATCCATCAAGAGGACCGCCGAGGCCAGCGTCCCAAACAAAATCGAGATTTTGTAATACGATCCCCTGCCGGTTAGTTGCATCTGTGCTAACGTGCAAGCACTCCGACACATCAAGCATTCCGCCCTGCACAGTTGATAGTGCAGTCGATCCTGATCCTAACATCACCGGCATGTCATCAGAGGCACACGTCGCGGAATAAAGGCATTGATTCGAGTAAACAGTAAATGTGCCAGTTGGTGATCCTCCAAGTGTGAGAACAGTTCCGTCACGCACATCCGTCAATGTCACAGACGCACCCGCAGATATGGTTTTGATGAAGTATCTTGTGTTTACTGCAAGTGGAGTTGGGAGCGTTCCGGTGGAACGGACCATCACTTCCATGCCAACTTCAAACGTGTGACCTGCGATGTTGACGTTGTTTCCAGTAAACGGAGTACCATCGGCATCAACGCTTGTTCTGACGGTTTTTCCATAAGCGGATTGTTGGACACGATGCGGGACTCGTGCGAAGGCACTGCGTTTTGACCCTGTAGTGTTAGTGCCACCACTGTTTCGACGTGGGGGCAACATGACATCATCTAACCGCTGGTTGTGATTGTTTCCTGTATCTTCGTAATTTATTCCGGTCCCAATACAACTTGAATCGTCGTTCAGCCATATCCCTGCATCACCAGCAGAACCGCTGAATCCGCAATTTTCATAAGAGACTATAGCCGTATCGTGAATGCGGATTGAACTGAGTGTCATTTCCCGCAACTGAACGCGACATGTCCCGTGTACCGATAAATCGCATCCTAAGTAAACGGTTCCATCAACATTAACCTCTCCATCATCTGCATTCGCTTCTGTCCACATGTTCTCAATTGTGAACGGCGTGCCGACCCATTGGTTTCCTTCCAAGAATATCCAACCTACGTCGCATCCTTGCATTAGCCCGCCGCTGAATGTTATGCGAGAACCGTTGGGATATGCATTGTCTTCTTGGTCAATGTAGAATCCAACAGTGCATTGATTCCATGTGCAGTCCCGATAACTAGCCTCTCCAGCTTGTACCAATAACGTTGGTGCGAGAACTGGCACGGTCAACCCGTTGCTTACGTTCGTGATTGAATTAGCAGCATTACGACTTGTGCGAAATGTCCCAATATAACATTGCTCCCAAGTACACCTGCTGAAATGGTGGCCCCAACATGCGTTGGATAAAAATCCAATCCCACAACGGAAAAAGTGCAGTCCGTCACCCTTTATCTCTCCTGAATTTGTAAATATTCCATGACTCTGTTTGTTGCCGTTTCCATTACTTACAGCAACAAATTGAATGTCACGAATGAAGCATTGCTTATAGCCCCCGTCAATTTGGATGATAGTCAACGCAAATTCATTCTCATTGACAGCACGCCACGACGTACCCGGTCCATCTCCCACAATTTCTATTTCATCTTGGAACGCTCGATTGTGAATAACAGTTGCTTGGTAACCACCGGCTGGTATGTATACTCTCCCGCCATTGCTTTTTGCTTCCATCGCATCAATCGCAGCTTGGAATGCTGCACTTGAATCTGTTACTCGTGTGGGGTCTGCACCGAACTTTAATACATTCGCATGTGATTGATCGACGGCAATCCAATTGCCCGTGACTGCGGCGATTACAAACCCACCATCAGGAGTAGCAACTGATCCTGTGTCGAGGTAGTAGATGTTTCCACCACCGTCTCCGGCTGTTGTGTATCCAGACGTGACAACGACTTGCCCATCAACAGCAGCAAGTGTAGCCAGAACCGAAACATCTGTTACCTGTATCGGTATAGAGTCGATTAGTAACGCATACTGGGCCTGGGTAGGATAGTCATTCTGCTCGAAGTACGCTTTGAGCGCGCTGGGCGTAGGTATCGCCATTAAGTCACCATGAGAGTAGAACCAATTTGTGCAAACCCAACGCCTTGACTTAGTATTCTCGATTGCAGGACTGCTGTAATTTCTTCTTCAACTTCTATCGTGTAATGCCCGCCGCTTGCAGTGTGAATATCAAAGTAGATCATCCCATCTGCGTTTTCTAAAATGAAGTCAACCGCTTCACCCCAAAAGCCCATGTACGGAAAATCTAGAGGGTTATCGGTGACGTTCCAAGTTCCATCGTCTCGCATCTGAACAACGTACGGACTCATGTAGGGATAAACTGGTTTACCGTATGCTTTACACATATTGATTCGCTGTAATGCCATATCGGACCATTCAGGAAATCCGTAACTGGAATTATTCGGCCAGTTATCTGAAATCCAAGACGGAACTCCGTTCGGACTGTTCCCAAACTCGTCCTTAATGACACCAACAAATGGCGTGTAAAGTGCTGGTGCTAGAAAATCCACATAGCCCGCCAATGGTCCACTATTGTCAACTTGCTGTTGCATCGCACTGGGCCAGTTTTCATTTAACGGACCCAAAGTTAATGAGTTAATCGACCTTGCGAACGAACTGTAGTATCCCCATAGGCAATCAGGACGTTCTGCACGGCATTCAATCATCATGTCAAATTGCCGTTGCCCGGCAGTGTCAGCACTTCCGTTATACCCAAATGCCTCAATGTCAACCGAACACAAGGCACCTGCCGGAAGGTTCGCAAGTCTCGCCGGCAAGTTCGCTGGAATTACATCACCCGTTTCTGTGTCGTAAACGGGATTAGGTTCATCATCAAGATCACCCCGATATATTGTTCCGCCATTCGCCCAGCCCGTAACACCCGATGTCCAAGGAGGACTGACGACATGACCAGTGTCCAAATCCAAGACTCGCGGGAAAATGATCTGCGATTTAGATTTGGCAACCCATGCGCTTCCGTCCCAATACCACCACATTACGGCAGACCAATTACCACTGCCATAGTTTTCGTTGATGATTAGTTCGGTGTCAGATAAAGGGGTGAAACTTGTAAATGGCGGTGCTGGATGTTTGTCCGAATCTGTTGCGGGACCAGGAGTCCCCAATGTTTCGTCAAAGTGGTAATCGCCCGTCAGGTCTTTCGTCAGCACAAGTCGTATTTCGGAACTGTTACTTAGTCGAACTTGAGCTGTTCCACCTTCTACGATTGTGATTCCTGCTCCTCTGAAATCATAACCAGCCTGCGGTCCTTCGAAGATATACGCTGACGTTCCGTCCTTGATAAAGTTAAACGTCAGGTCAACGTAGGTTCCTGAGAACGGCCCACCGTACATTGCACGATTGTTCATATTCGAGCAGGTAACATTGTTAACAGTCACAATGTTTATTAGGTTTGCATAGTCAATAAAGAAACCAAGCGGTCCATCTTTTCCAAAAGTGCTATTTGTAACGTCAACTGATTCAAACGTTCCGAAGAAGTAAAGATTTCCTTGCGACGCACAATCCACCATTGTAAACGTTGGGTCTAATCCCGGTGCGTGAGTTCCAAGTGTAACACCGTCAAATCCATTGCTTGGATCGGTAAAACCTTGACCAACTTCCACTGTTGGTATTACGTTTCCTATTGAACCACTGACTATTGCTTCCAAGATTATCAGGCCGGCAGTCCTGTATATTCTGACATCATCGTTAGCTGTGTTATGCCCATCTGTTCCGTTGACCGCATCAGAAACAGCAGTTCGTGTTGCTGCTACGTCTGCACCAATTCCAATTTCACCATCGACTGATCCGCTACCAGCAACAAAAGTGTACGTCTTGGTTCCGATCTGTATTGAATCATTAATCGTTACAGGATTGGCAATCGTTATTACGCCTTCTGCATTAAACTCGTTACCTAAGTTCCAACTGTATCCAAATGACACTTCTGGGGCTTGTGTGGCGTCTCCGCGTGTATATGTCACATTACGAAACTCAATGTTTTTCGTTTTGGTGATCTTAAACCAACTAGGAGTATCGCCAATATTAAGGGTCAAGCCATCAACGATATAATCGTCTAAGTATCGCTTGAAATTTTCACTTTCACCGGGATCAATAACCGAACCTACCCGATGTTCACCTAAAACTAATGTTGATGTCCACGTTCCACCGTTGACGGTGAGTGATCCGCCATACTGGCGACCACACGTCATAAAGCGATTTTCCCCTGGACCGTCATTTTTGTCGATGTTAATAAGAATGTCGAAGTTATTCAAAACTCCAACACCACCACCGGCAGAGTTAGTGATTCGATCACGGAAGCAAGCGTAACCCGGATTCTCTGCGTAACAATCCTGCAAAATATAATCCAGACATGCTGCTTCGAATAAATAAAATCCACCTCCTGCGGCACAATCCTTGGAAGTACAACGATTGACACGTGCAAAAGAACCGGCCTGCCCATTACCCATGTGAAACGCTTGAACGAAAGTGTAATTATTACAGTCCACATTCAGATCGTTGACGGTTGTTACAAGTCCCGAAAACTTAATTACAAACGTGCTGTTAGCATTAGCCGTGATCGTTGAATTGTTCCCGTAGAACGTAATGCTTTTTGTAATCTCATAATCCTGCCCTACGATGTCGATTCCAGTAGGCAAACTCAATTCATCGTCATCTGCAAGAAACGCAATCGCATCCGTGAACGATGTTGCCCAGTCACCATCAAGTGGAAACGAAGTGATGACCCCCGACCTGTTCACGGTAATAGCGACAGCACTGTTTATGACGATTAGTTTCATTTAATCCTTGTTATTTTAGTTCGGCAGGATTAACAAAAAACGATGCCTGACCTCGGAAGTTCCAACCACGATTTTGCTCGTCTTGGCTGGCAACGTTATAAGAGCCAGTATCAAGACTCATATCAACAATGAAAATATTTCCACTCGAATCGTAAACATCAACGCCGATCCAACCATTGTTGCCAAAAGCGGTCGATTGAATCGTCATTCCACCACGAACTGTTCCGCCAAGAACAAACGGGTCACCTTGCATTTCGGCAAACTCTTGGCCGAGGGTCATTTCCCAGTTCCACAGCGGAGCAACGAAGCCGGTTGTGATGTCGGCTGGCGACCAGTTCAGCGGATTTGGTCCAGGTCCGAGATTAGAAGGATTACTCGATAGCACGACGCCAACGGAATTATTGTCAATACCCACAGCAACTGACGGATCTAGAAGATCGGTTAATAGACCAGGACTGGCAACCATTGATCCGTTTTGAAATTCGTAAGCGGTTACAAAAACGATCAATCGACCATGCACTCCAACATTCAGGCGGTTAGACGAGTTAACATCACTGATCTTGATCATCGTCACCAACTGATCACCATCAGTGATCGAATTGGATTGATCGTTATCAAGCAATTTCGCAAGATTGTCATCCTGTAACTTATCTTCGCCACCACCTTGAAAAACCGGAATGGTTAAATGTTGAGGTCCATCGAACGTTAGAAAATCGCTGAACGTTGTTTGAGCGGTCAGCATTGACGGAGAAAGCAACAAGACCAGAACTAATAATTTTTTCATAAATCACCTTTTGTTTTTCGAGTTCGGCCTAAGCTGCCAAAGGGCCATAGTTACAGCTTGGTGTCAAAAAAAAAGGACCGACGACCGAAACCAGATATGGGTAACCGATCATCGGCCTTTCTAGGAACCTGCGACGGAACCTGTACCGTTATGTAATCAACTATCCTTATGCCCCGACGTTACCATAGGCAACACATGTTGGGACGTAGAGGACCGGGAGATAGTTATCGAGGAACTTGAGTTCGAATCCGGGAGGGTCAATGATCCTTGTAGCCCAGTTTGCGAATCCCTGTACTTCCCTTCCAGTAGCCAATACGTTCTCAGCAATCACTTCTGAACCGTCAATCAACCCTTCCCAGGTATCATCCGGGTCCGGGAGAAAGAGTGCATAGTCATCAGGGATCAACAACGTGTTCTCAGCTACTTCAATCCCATCCGTAGCGCCATCCACAGACAACACACCATCGTAGACATGGAATGTCCACAGAGGCATTGCGCGGAATACGACGTCGAAACCGGCATCCGGGATTCCTTCAGCAGACTTATTACCACGACGGCTCAATGAGTCGAATACCCGGTAAGCCTGACCACCAATATCTTGCAACCCGGTGTTGTTCTGAATATTGACGAAGGTTGAAGAGTTGACCCAGATGTGACGCAAAGGCCGACCGTGCATTCGGGTCATTGCCTTATTGATCGCGTAGCACTGTCCGAGGATGTCGTTGGAGACTGTTCCCCAGTCATCAAGGATATCCGCACCTGTACCAAGATCGAGTCGATCAAGATTATCAGCGGGGATCTGGTAGCTGATCGGGATCGAGCCATCCGTAGGAGAAGCATCGTACTCAATCAACCCATAATTATCCCCACTCGGAAGAATATTAAATCCGCCTCTCAGCATCCGGGAGTACATCCATTCCCTCTGATTACGGAACCGTTGGGTCATGAACTTGACCTGACGTTGGACATGCGCCTGACCACGAAGATCAACCGTAGATCCAATCTGACCACCAAGGGGTCGAGTCTTATAAACTTCTCCGTCATAGATCACGATGGATTCATGGGACCGCATGAGTTGAGCGGATACATGACCAATCGGTTTCTTGACAACCCTTCGAGGTCCGGTCTCCGGTGCTCTTGCACCTGAGAACTGACGGGTGACATCAAAGATGTCCCATCCAGCGTCCCTTCCCTTCACCGAGTCGGTTGCTGTTGAGTTGTTCCCGGACATACGCCCAAAGAACTGCTGAAACAATGACAGAGGGGTCGAAATTCGGTTAACGATTCTTGTGATAACCGGACTCTGCATCATCTCAGAGAATGTTACAGCTTGTGTATTAGCCATTTAATATTTCTCCGATTTGAACTGATATTTAATTAAAACGATTACTCAAGAATCGACGATTAGAGTTCTTCTGCAATCCAAAGGCTTCCGTCACCCCGAACAATGTGAATTGATCCGCTGCAAGCCAAAGTGGTAGCGTTAGCTGCACCAGGGAGTCGGATATTAGAGGAGTTGGATGTGATTGTGATCGCGTCTCCCGTAGTGGTGCTGACGAACTTGTAAACGAGTCCCTTGTAGGGGACATCCGGGAGGGTAATCACCACATCAGCAGTCCCACCACCATCATCCCAGTGGTAAGCGCGATGACTGTCAGCAGCAATCAGGGTAATCCCTGCTGTTTGCTCTGCCGCTGTTACCGTGTGAATCTGGAAATCAGGACGAGCAAACATGTACGAGTCATTGAGCATGAACCTCATGCGCAACTGTTCCCGTACCAGATACTCAAGAGCATTGCCGGCAATACCCGGAGCAGTTGTTCCGGGGATGATCAGCCGATTGGACAACAGACCACCTCCAACAACGATCAGGCCCGTAAGCCGGTCAGTGCTGACATTCATCGAGAGCATCGAGCGGGATTCCTTGAGGATACCCCAGATGTACTCGGTCCCATCCTGCGCAGTTGGGTCCCAAACAAAGAGTTTCTTGGATGCCGTCTGCTGACCGAGCATGAGCCCGGCACGAAGGATGTGTGTGTAACTAGTGTTTCCCGTATCACGGGTTGTTCCGTCGATTGTCAGACCTGAGATGTACTGCGCTTCGTATGGACCCCACAGGAATTCATTTTCGAAGGTTTCTACAGCAGCAGAAATCCCAGGAACCCGATCCCGACCACCATAAGTGAACTGATTAGTCATTATTCGTTTTCCTGATTAGGTAATGTTAGTAAGTACGACTTCGGCTTTTAGCGGTCCTAGACCGACGTTGTTCCCATGATCATGTTGACGATTTCATCAGCACGTTCATCGGTGAGTTGAGTGTTTGAAGTTGCAGGAACCGGATTGGGCTGGATAACAAAGTTTCCTCCACTATCCTGAGTTGCCATTGCAACCATCGGTTGGTTATCAGGCAACTTGATCTGCACCATCTCCAACGCGCCAATCTGTAGCTCCACCGGCGAAGGTGTTGCTTTGTGATCATCACCGAACGACATCGAAGTGATGGACTCGATTTGCGTATTGAAGTTGTTGAACATGTTCTCGTCAGAAATAATCCCTCGATGTCTCAACTGAGCCAAACGATTCTTCAATTCAGATTTCTTCTGCTCAGTGATGTAAGTCATCAGACCAGAGTTCTGCTGCTGAAGATGGGACATCTCAACTGTAACTGTTTTAGTTGGTTCAGTTGCAGGTGGTTCTGTAACTGTTACCGGGGTTGTTCCTGCCTCGACAGGAACAGCGCTATTGTTGTTAGACATAACGACAGGAACCTCATGTAATTGACTATCTTTGGGTGGTTTTGTTACCGTACCACCATCACGGGCTTGCTCACTGAGTTTCTTCTGCGCAAGAGCAGCAAGTAATGCTCTTTGCAATTCATCCGGCGAAGTTCCTCTGGGAATAGAGATACCCGCTACCTGCTCCAACATCTGGTACAGGTCATCAGGGTTAGCGTCTCCATCATCGAGGATCTGCGACATCATGTTCATGTCCATCGAGATCGGAAGTCTGTGTGACATTGAGAGTGCCAATGCACCATCAAGTGGAACGAAATTCTTTTGTCCCGGTTCGATAGGCTTTGTCACTACTGCGACATGGGTCAGGACATCTTTCCACACTTTTCCAGTGCCGTCGATGAACTCCGGTACTGCATAGATGGATGTTTCCTTGACCGACTTTCCAATTCTTTTTGCGTCATCATCAACTGGCACATCCAGGATTCCATTGAGCGCTTTTACGGAGTTTCCCTCGGAGTCCGTTGAATCAACCAGTGACATCTCCTCCCAGAACCCGAAGTTACTCTTGGACCCACCCATAGCTGTTGTTGGAACTGCTTTCGGATCATGGAGTTCTGGCGCTGGGATATTGAGACCGTCTTTACGCATCTCGTAATGCTGCTCTGTCCAATGTTTGATCCTGTTCCGGTCGATCAACTGGACCTGTCTACCACCTTTACCATCGCCGGTAACGTAGAGACCTTCAGTTAAGATTTGTTTCTCGAATTTCATCCTATAATTCCTGTAACAGAAATTACTTGTGTTTCCAACAAGTTAGTGGTAACAAGTAGTGTGTCAATAATGAATTTACTAGGAGTCAATTAGGAATGGCTATCAACTACACAACCCTGTTCGGTGATATTGGTGAGGTCGTTCTCGCAGTCGAAGAGATCGAAGCGATGATGGTCACCGTTGAAGCGAGACGAACTTCAATGATCACACAGTTCGACACAAGCGGAGTTACACCACTTATCAATCAGATCAACACTACGTTCAACGGGATAATCCAGCAGATGGAGTCGATGATCAGTCAACTGATCTTCGTTGCTGATGCAAGACTCAAGGATCGGGAAACCGTATTGGAGCAACTTCCAAAACTTGTGAGCACCAACACTGACAATGTGATGGTTGAATTGATTTCTGACATGATAACCAATTCAGAAACTGTAAAAGAATCTACTGCCAGCGCAACGCTTTCGAGTCAGGATACTACCAATACTGACGCAGGTGATCTGATTATCACGAAATTGGTCCCTGGTAATATTGCTCCCGGTCAGGGGTTCAAACAGAACAGATTCCTTGCAGGTGAGGACAGTGAACTCCCATTGGTGGACACAGTTACAGTAGTATGTACCACTGATTCCCAACAACGCGCTTCTCTGGGAGGAGAGACCTTTACCGTATCAGGAATCCAGCCTCAACAGCAGACACCGTTTGCCAGCAATCAGGGAGGGAACAGGGGAACATTGTCATTGCGGGTAGGAAACTCAAACAACCGCATTACCAACTTCTTCAATACATTCTCGGTCACCGATACCCCTGATGACTGGACGATTGTTGCAGGGACTCCGACAACCGATTTCATGGAAGAGACAACAGACATATTCGATGATGACTCTGCGCTACGGTTCAACTTTGGAACCACCCCCGCTCTCTCCTACAACATCTACAGCATCCTTACTCCCGGAGAAGTCATGGTCCTGTACTACTATCTCAAGCGGGATGCCACTGCTGCCGGGACATTGACGATGCTCTTACAGATCGACGGAGTTACCATTGCAACGCAGGCTATCAGTATTGGTGCTGCGCAGGACGACTGGTTCAAGTACAGTTATGTGTTTGTTGTCCCTGACGATATTGGACTCGATGACGGAACCACATTCCTCAAGTTTACATCTGGAGTTACTACCGCTGATGTTCTCATTGATGGTGGTGTACTGACTCCCATGACCTACTTCGGAGGGATAGGACTTGCAGTATCCAGAGGCTTTGAGAAGTTCCTGATTGATGATGAATTCATCGTTGCCTACACCAATGATGAAGCAGGGAAGTTCCAACGATTCTTCACAAGAGCGTTCGGTTGGCAACTGCCAAGCATCACTTCAACGTCAGAGACGATCAGCGAACCTAGTTAGTGCCCAATCTGTTTGTACCTGTTCCTTGGCATCACTGTGATCGGGATATCAGAGTATTGAACCGCACTGGTCATGAAGTAATCATCAGGTGACCCTGCGTTCTCCCACTTCACATGGTTAGCCGCATGAGCCAACGTATCAATAATATCATCCGTCTCCTGTGGGTGGCCCTGCCATGTAAAGATCTCTTCTTCCGCATCACCCAACCATGATGGGTTGCCCCAAGGGAACCAGATTCTCCCGGACTTCATCTGTATGATCGAGTTAGTTGAGTTAACCAATTTGTCCTTATCCTTATGCAACCCCTCGATGTTCATCCCCATCCTTGCTGCAAACTGACTGACACCCTTACCAACTCCATTCTCCTCTACAATCGCAACTGATGGTTGCCACATCTCGTACTGGTTCCTGAGTTCATCCACAACCTCCGGGATCTCCTCCCTAAACCTAATCATGTGCAAAAACAACAAGTTGAAGCATGTTGTCAACGCCCATGTAGAGATCACACTCCATGATGGGTTCTTAACCTTGGTGGGAAACAGATCAACATCCCCTGGTCCTTCCTCGGACGTCGTAGCGCTATCAATGGTCTGAAATATCTCCTGAATATCTGTACGCATATCCAGACCTCTCCCACTGAAATTTGGGCCCAAGTACAGCAGTTCACCCCTAATGCTGTAGTACCTTGCCCAATGCTTCTTGTATCGTGCATTGGCTACAACACCCCACGATCCCTCAACCAGAGCTTCATAGAGTTCAGCGGACAACTTCTGCTTGAGTCGTGCTTCGTAAGCCTTGTGATCGAGGTACGGGTTATCCTTGTACGTCGAGGGGATGAAGGGTCTCTTGGGATCTTTTCCAATCCACCTGACCTTGACTCCCTTCTCTGCTGCTTCCTCCTCAGTCATGTCAGGACTAATCTTGAACTTCCTTTTAACCCATGCAAAACCTATCCCATCCGGGTTACACGTACTACGCATCCTGATCGGGACCATCTTAGCCCACTGGCACAACTGGCAGTTGTCATAATAGATCGGATCATCACCCGCATCCCTCTCCGTATGCAGGGGACAAACACACTTACGCAATCGAGTGAACAGGTAGTCATAATCACGTTCCGCATGTTGCGTCACTTCATCGAAGTACACACCCTGAACCTCAATCCCCTGATATCTCGTATAGGCATTACTCTCTCCGATGTACCCAAACTGCACACAAGCATCCACCATCCTCTCCCCTGATGGGCTGAACGTAGGGTAGAGAAACTTATGAGTCGATGCTTCATACCTGACCTCCTTGGTTCTCAGGAACGGCATCATCCAGTTCATCATCCGGTCCAAGAGCGCACCACTCTGCTTCAAGTCAGTCAGAGTCTTACGAAGAATTAAACATGCGTAACCAGGGACAGTGACGTACTCCAGAGCCAAGTCAAGAATCACATCACTCTTACCTCCTCCAAGAGCGCCACCCATGAGCGCTTCATCATGAGGGAGCATCTTCAACGCCATCTGCTTCGGGAACGGAGTATGCGGCATGTACTTGTTACGTCGAGGTTTAACAAGTCCAGCCAATAGATCGAGATCACTCACCCAGTTTCCCTCCAAATGATTGGGCTTTGGCTATTGCTGCCTTGGCGATATTGACTATACCGCTAAACTCTGCAAGTGTTCCAGCTATTGCCGTTTGGTGCTTAACGATCGCCTCTAACGCTGCTAGTAGTTCAGCGTTGATTGACATCAGTTGCTTGACCGCATCCCGCAAGTCAATTTTCGTTTGATCGCAACAGTTTCCGCTATCAATCCAATCGTCCGTCAAAACTCCAATAGCTTCTTGTATTGGCCGATTCTTGCCTTCGCAGTAGATAGTTAATTCACTCACTTTGTCTCCCCTGTGGTTGGGCGTTGGCTATTGCTATTGCCCACGGGAATGGTTTCCATTCCTTGAACGTGGTCACATCCACGCCGAAAATAGTAGACATGGCCCTTGCCGCTGCTCGATTGCCTTGTTCGTGCGATGCACCTTCGTCTTGGTACGGCATCGCAATGTTGCAATGCCAGCTCCAAGCGTAGGATTCGTCCCGCTGGATCGCTGCCTTGAGAACCTCAAAAGCCTCTATCGGCTGGGTTGGATCAAGCATACCAGTCGGGCCACAATGGAACCCTGTTCTCTTAGTTGCCGGTGATTCACCCTCACTGCAATCGTATTCCGGGTCATCAGACCAACCACAACAAGGACAGCCCCACGGTCCATGAATCACACCAACCCCAACGTCGA